TCCTCACGTTGCTAGATTAGAAAGAATAGGACTAGACTTTGGTTATTCTAACGACCCTACTGCTATCGTAGCTATATATTATTATCAAGGCGGATATATCTTTGATGAGCTAACTTTTCTAAAAGGATTAAGTAACAAACAGATAGCCGACATCATCTTATCAACAGAAACTAATACAATGGTTGTAGCGGACAGTGCTGAACCTAAAAGCATAGATGAGATTAAGTCTTACGGAGTTAATATAATCGGTGCCGAGAAAGGAAAAGACTCAGTATGTAATGGTATTCAGTTAGTTCAAGACCAGAGATGTTCAATCACTAAGAGAAGCATAAATATAATCAAAGAGTACCGGAATTACTTATGGGAAGTAGACAGGGACGGGAAAGTATTAAATGTTCCTGAACACGCCTTCAGTCATTGTTTCGCTCCCGAAACATTAATTCATACCACTAAAGGATTAAAGAGAATTGATGAGTTAGTTGGGAAAGAGGGGTTTTTATATACGAAAGACGGCTTAATTAAAAGGTTTTATGATGTTAAACCAACTAGGAAGAATGCGGATATTGTAAGTATCGAATTTGATGACGGGAATACTTTATCAGTAACACCAGACCATTTACTTTTAACACCAAGTGGAATATGGAAAGAGGCAGGCTTGTTTTGTTCACAGGACATGATACAATCAGTTATATATGGGAAGACCAAAAAGCACTATGGAAAATTCTTCAGCTCTCGACTGCGTTCAATACAAAGGAAATTTGTTTTTCCTTTATCGTGGAGCAAAGTATTACAAAGGATATGTGAATGGAAAGAGATATTTTCTACACCGCTTTGTTTGGGAACAAGAGGTCGGGGAAATTCCTCAGAATTATCATATTCACCACAAGGACGGCAACCCTATCAACAACAATATCAACAACTTAGAGTGCAAACACAAGATAGAGCATTTAAGTCAGCATATGACTCCAGCGAGGAGAGAAACTCAAAGGAAGTGGATAGAAAAAATAAGACCTCTTGCAAGCAAATGGCACGGGTCAGAAGAGGGGATAAAGTTTCACTCGTGGCTTGGGAAGAAAAGCTGGGAAGGAAGAAAACCATTTATAAAAGAATGTTCTCATTGCCATACGAAATACGAAACTCTTATCAATCGCTCAAAAGACAGATTTTGTCATCAGAACTGCAAAATGAAAGCGAGACGAAGAAGATTAAAAGGATTACCAGAGGACGCAGAGCTATAACATATAATCTAGAAGTAGAAGATACTCATTGTTTATTGGCAAATGGGGTTATTGCTCATAATTCAATGGACGCCCTCAGATATGGAATGAGCAATATAATTAAACAACCAAAGTTTGAAATGCCTAAGCAATCCGCTCCAGCATTACCCTACTATGGGGATACTGACTTAAACTTTTAATATGGATATAGGTAAAATAACAATAGACATAGAGAATGTATCACAAGAAAGACTAAAGAAGTACGCCGAGATACTTCACATTTTAATAACTAAGGGAGCTTTAGACGGAGTACGAGGGGGTAAGGCTATTATTCATTTTGACGCACAAGGAGAGTTTCAAGGAGTCCAGTTAGATTACTGGCCTTGGCGTAAAAGGTCGCAACAGAAAGGATAATTAAGTGAAGTTTATCGTAGTTTCATTTCAATACTCGGGCAACTACTCGCTCACGCCTAGCTTCGCTGGGTTCGTGGACGTGAAGTTGCAAGAGATCGGAGGCGATGTACCTAGTAACGACATCTTCTTCGTGTTCACTACCCCTGCGGGTATGACATCAAGGCTTTGTCGTGGGGACGTCTACAACGAACTCTACACTGAACTGGTTTCGATGTCAGTCAGTACCGAGAAGACCAAAGAAGTCATCGCTTGTGTGAAGGCTTCTCGCAACGGGGGGGCTTAGGCTCCCCCACAATCCTTGACTATATTTCAAGGTATAGTATAATTAGATAAATATCCCAACTCGAACAAAGAGCGGACTACAATTAGTTTCGCTTTTTTATATAAATGATAAATCTATCAACTGGACAATGGGAAATATCCGACAGAATGGAGCATTTGCTTCGTGAGAAGAAAGCAGGTAGAGAGCTTCAGGAAAGAAAACACCAAGATTGGAATGATAATTATGAACTCTATAGAAATAAGGTTAAAACCAATCGCCTAACTCAAAGACAAGCGGTAAACATTCCGCTTATGAAAGAAACGGTCAAAACTCTTTTAAGTAAGATTGATGACGCTCCTGAGGTGGAGTGGAAAGAAAAAGGAGGAGACGCTCTTAAAGAGTTATTTTACCAAGAGATATGGAATGAATTTTCAAAAAGAGGAAACTTAGAGATCATAGACGTTTTAGATAAGAAGAATGTTTTACTATACGGAATAAGCTGGAAGAAATTAAACATAGACGAGGGCGGGGTAGACCCTTCGGTTTTAGATGTGTTTGATATTTTAGTAGACCCATTAACCAACCCGTGGGATATAGAGAGTGCGAGATTTATTATTCATCAAAACATATTCAGAAGTGTTAGAGAGATTTTAGCTGATGATAGATATGACGAAAAAGGCAAAGATGAATTAAAGGTTTGGTTAAACTCTCCTGAGGGAGTTATTCATAGTAACGAAGCCAGAGAAGAGTGGGAGAAGAAAATGGAAAGATTAAGAGCTATGGGAGTAGACCATAGTGAGTTTCCCTTATTCGCAGGTGGGGATACTATTGTTAATCTAACTGAACACTACACCAGAGAATGGAACACCAAGACTAAGGAATATGACAGAATGGTAGTAACTTACGCAGATGATAAGTTTGAATTAAGGAAAACCTCGCTTACAGAAGCTATTGGTGTTGATTTCTGGCCGTTTGTATTCTGGGCAGAAGACCCTGAAAATACTGATTTATATGCAGACTCTATCGCAGACTTAGTAAGAACTCCTAATAAGGTGATGAATGTTTGGTTCTCTCAGTTAATTGAAAACCGAACCTTAAAGAACTTCCAAATGCATTGGTTCTCTCCTAGTCAAGGATATGTTCCTCAGACATATACTCCAGGACCTGGCGTTATGCTTCCAGCTCCAGCAGGTGATGATATAAGAAAAGTAATTAAACCAGTAGAGATTTCAGGACTAGATGATACCTTTGAGGCTATCAACGCTCTTACGACTATAGTAGAAAGAGGAACAGGGGCTACAGCGATTGAGAAGGGTGAAGGAGAGAGAGGAACCCAAACATTAGGAGAGATTGAGATATTAGTAGGTAAAGCAGGTGAGAGAACAGTGGGAATGGCAAAGTTTTATAAAAACTCTTGGTATCAGTTCGCCAAGAAGTGGGACGCTCTTATGCACGCAAACCCTCCTAAGACAGTTAAGTTATTCAAAGTATCAAAGAGTGGTAAGGCTTTCCCTAAAACCCTATTAAGAGGTGATTGGAAGAGTGATGTAGGGTACGAGCCTATCATCAGGTCATCTTCCGAACAAGAGTTAAACCAGACAAAGAGTATCCAGAAGTTCCAGTTCTTATTAGGTATGTTCCCTAACAACCCAGCTCTTAGAAAGATAGCTCAAAAGAGGTCATTGGAATTAGTAGACTTAACGCCTGAGGAGATTAGAGAGGTAGAAGAAGCGGAGCAGGAACAGGCTCAGATGATGACACAACCACAGCAAGGAAACCCTATGGCGGACATAGAGCAACAATTAGGAGCATTAAGCAATGGATAATCACATTTTAGAAAAAGTAAAGTTAGCTCTTGATAAAGCCATTCAAGAGAAGAAGATGACACAGGACTTTATGAGGAATATAGGACCTGCTGTTATTGACGCTATTAAACCTGTATTGAATGAAATAGCCAAGAACTCACAATCCGCTAAACTAACTAAGGCTGAGCTTTTACAAGCTATATCACAGATTAAGATAGACGTTCCTAAAGAGGTTATCGCTAAGATACCTACTCCTCAGGTAAATATCCCGCCTATCAAAATGCCTGACTTTCCTGAGTTTCCGAAGTTTCCTGAGATAAGAGTACCTAAGCCAGAGGTTACTGTTAATTTTGACGCTTCTAGGATAAAAGTACCTGCGGTTAAAATGCCAGAGGAAATGGATATCAGAGGCTGGGTTAATCTCCAAGGATATGATAGAGGCTTCTTACAAAATCCCTTCCCTGTTCAGTTAAGAGATAAAGACGGAAACCCTGTTAATTTACTAGAAAACCTAACAACTCTTATATCTGGCGGAGGTGGCGGAGGAGCGAGAATAGTTAAAGTTAGCTCATTAGGAACTTCCGCTTTTGCAGAGATAACTAATCCAGACGGCAGACTAAAGGTAGAACTCCCTACAGGTTCATCTGGACTTACTGATACCGAATTAAGAGCTAGTAGCGTACCTGTTTCACAAGTAAGCGGAGCTAATTGGAGTGTTCTTGTTACTGAGATATTTGGCTCTACATCAACTGACTTAATTAACCCAGACGGAAGAATGAAAGTAGAATTACCTACTGGTTCTTCAGGTTTAACCGATACAGAGTTAAGAGCTTCATCAATACCTGTATCTCAAGCCTCTGGTGCTAACTGGAGTGTTGAGGTGAGTAACTTCTCTGACAGTGTAGAAGCATACTTAGTGGACGGAGACGGTAATTACCGAGATACATTACCTGTATCCGTCGCTTCTTTACCTCTTCCTAGTGGAGCGGCAACTTCGGCTAATCAACAAACAGACGCTTTGACAGACACAGAAATAAGGGCTTCTGGTATAGGAGTTCATCAGGTTTCTGGATTTAGTTGGTCTGTTGAGGTAAAAGACACAGTAGGCTTAACCGATACAGAATTAAGGGCTTCTGGTGTTCCTGTATCACAGGCTTCAGGGGCTAATTGGTCTGTAGAAGTTAGCAACTTTGCCGCCTCAGTAGGAGCTTCTCTAGTAGACTCTAGCGGTGTTCAGTATTCAGGTTCTAATCCTCTTCCGACAAAAGATGTCTATGTTAGAGGGAATAGGTCAACGGCTTACGCAACCATATCTTCAGACGCAGAAACAACTCTTATTGCAGGGACTTCGGCAACATTTAAGGACTTGGTTTATATTATGGGAGCTAACCAATCAGACGGAGCGGTTACTTTAGATATTGTGTCAGGAACTGGCGGATCTACCTTACTTACTTTAGAAATTCCCGCGAACTCAACTGCAGGTATTAGTTCTCACGAACCAGTACCTATGACAGAAGCAGGACAGCCTTGGAGAATGAAGTTCGCAGACTCAGATGTAACAGGAACAACTGTGGACGTAACAGGATTATTTAAGCAAGAGTAGTATGGCACTTTTAGATAACTTAAAACATTACTGGAAACTAGATGAAAGTAGTGGAAATGCTATCAATGCTTTTGGTGGGCTAGATTTAACTAATACTGGAACTGTTACCTACGTATCAGGAAAGATAAACAACTCCGCAGACTTTGACGGTACAAGCAATCAAAGATTATCAGCATCTAATAACTTAGGATTTGATAGTGGTGGAAACTTTAGCTTTTCATTCTGGTTTAGCTTAGATGCTTTTGGTGCGGGATATATCGTAGACTTAACATCTAATACAACTAATCAAAGGAGGATATTAGTTTACGTTGGAGCTACCAACACAGTTAAGCTATTCGCGTCAGGAAACGAAGTAGAGAGTGGAACTTTAAGTACTGGCACTTGGTATCATTGTGTAGTTACCTCTAATAGCTCAGGAACTTTGGAATTATTTATAAATGGCAGTTCTCAGGGAACTACCAGTATGGGTACTTTGAACTATAATAATAATGAATTTTCTCTCGGAGCACCATGGGATAGCTTTGGCTCTTTAACAAACGGACAAGTAGATGAGTTTGGAGCTTGGAATAAAGTTTTAACAAGTGATGAAATAACAGAACTTTATGGAAGTGGTAGTGGTAACGCATTCCCTTTTAGTGATATAAACTTTTTAGATAACTTATTATTACATACAGATATGGAGGACGCCTCCGCTACTACTGTTAATGAAAGTACGGGTACTTATACTTTAACCAAAGCCTCTTCAGGAAACCCAGTATCGGGTACAGGACAGGTAGGAAATTGTCAGGTTTTCACAACCGATTATATAACTTCTAACTTTAATCCAAACACATCAATAGGAACTGGAGATGTAACTGTTGCTATATGGTTCAAGACCGCTAGTGCCGACACTAGAAGAGTCTTTTTCTATATGGGAGAAATATCGGGAACTTTTCAAGATGTATTTATGATGCAAGCTGGGAATAATGCAGACGGAAATCCTGTTTTAGTACAGGGAAGAGTAGGAACTTCTGGTACTGCTTCTATATCAGCCTCTAGTTTACAAGATGACGGCTGGCATTTAGCTATAGCAACAAGGTCAGGAACTACTGCACATTTATACATAGATAACTCAGAGATAGGAACTGGTAGCACAGATGCAGAATGGGGTGCTGATTTAGGTGTAGGTTTTAGAATAGGTGCTGGTCAAGACCTTAGTAACAACTTAATGACAGGTTCTCTTGATGAAATAGGTATCTGGGGTAAAGTTTTAACAAGTGCTGAGAGGGCTGAGTTATGGAATAGTGGTGCAGGATTAGCTTATTCTAGTTTTACTGCTGGTGGCGGTGGTGAAGTTGTTTCTACCCCTGTTCCAACACTATTAACTCTAGGCATAGGATAATTGACAAAAAAACGCAGTATAGTATAATTAAGGTAATATCCTTACTCAAACAATGAGCGGAACTTGCCAAGAGTTCCGTTTTTATCATATGAAAGCAATTTTACAAAAATTATTACAAAAAAGAGGAATAGAGAGCTTAGAAGAGCTTTCAGAAGAGGAGAAGTCAACCTTCAACGAGTGGGATAAGATTTTATCAAAAGAAAGCCTAGATATAAACGACATAAAGTTATTTTGCGAGAACCAGGTAACCATTATAGAAAGCAAGTGGAGTGATTACGAAGAGAGAAATGATAAAAAAGCCGAGCTAATCCCCTATCATACAGTTTACAGAACCCTATTAAACATACTCACTTCCCCAATAGCAACCAGAGAAGCGTTAGAAAGACAATTGACAGAATTAACTAAATAACGGTCGAGCAACATTCATTAAAAATAAACAATATGCCTAAATCCAAAAAGAATTCAGCGACATCTATCGGAACTCAGATGAGTTCAAAGGTTCAGAATGATGTTGTGAAGATTTCCAGCAAGCACGTGGGTAAAGGCTCAACACAAAATGGTACGAAAAAAGTTAGTATCCCCAGTGGAAGAGCCTAAAGATATACAAGAAGTATCTTCCGAGAAAACTCATCTCTTAGCTCTTTATAAGGAGTTAAAGGATAGGGGAATAAACAGTATCGGCGATCTTGAGAACAAGATTGCAAGATGTGAATAATTAAATTGACCGGAAAAGTCGTTAAACTAAGAAAGTATGCAAAATACACCAACAGTCGTTAATGAGGAATTGACAACTCCTGAGGAGGGCACAACTCCAGAAACAGTTACAGAAGTTATAGAGGAAACTCCTGGAACTGCTCCAAAGCCAGGCGAAAAGACCGATCCTAATCTTCTCTTAGACTCCCTTAAAAAGGAGCGAGAGATACGAAGATTACAGGAAGATAAAATCGCTCAGCTTCAAGAGGAACTTTCACAATTAACCCCCTCTGCTCATTCAGAGGAAGTATACTCCGATGAGGGCAAGGCTCTTTTGAAAGAGATTTCCGACCTTAAAAAAGATTTATCTGGATTGAAGTCAGAGTCTTCTAAGAAAGACGTTATCATAACCAATCCTATTCTAAAGGATAAGTGGGAAGACTTTGAGGACTTCCGTAACAACCCAGAGAATAAAGGAATGAATATGAGAACCGCAGCCAAAGCCTTTCTGATAGAGAATGGACTTTATGACGTTCCTAGAAAAGGTTTGGAAAAACCTACAGGAGGAAATAAAGCTCCTTCTTCCGGTATGACTAGTGAAGACGTAAAAACTCTAAGGGAAACCAACTTCAAGAAGTATCAAGAACTTCTAAGGAAAGGACAACTCCCTAAAATTAGTTAAACCAAGTCGCTGAAATGAGAAAGTTTTACTGAATATGGCTACATTATCCAATTTTGGAGAACAGTTTGCTAGTAAGGTTTTAACCAAGACCTACCAGTCTGCCGTCTTTGAAGGAATTGTTAATAGAGAGTACGAAGGAGAAATCCGAAAGCCAGGTGATAGAGTAAATATCTTGTCTTTCTTAAACACTATGTCATTGTCTGACTATGCAGTCGGAACTGATATGGCGAGCGAGAACATTGTAGACGCTGAAGACCAGTTAGTGGTTGAAAAGCGAAAATACTACAACTTCTCACTAGATAGACTAGAGGACTTGTTCACCTACGCTGGGGATATTCCTGAGAACTTGATACTTGACGCTTCTAAGACTCTTGAGAGAACTATTGACGCTTATGTGTTAGGTAAGTTCGCTGAAGAGGCAAAGGCAGGTAACTGGATTGGTATTGACTTAGTAGTTGTAGGTAACGGACAGACAATGGCTTCCATTGTTACAACCGCCACTGGTGGTACCGTAACCTTAAACGCTACTTCAAACACCTACGAGGGTCAGGTTGGTTCTGTTGAGAACCCAAGAGATGGGGCAACCTATTTCGGTGGTTTTCAGACATCAGACTTGTACAAAGGTTTTAGGGTGCGTTCAACCGCAGCTTTCGTAAGTCCTTGGTACCGAATTTCTGCTGTAACTAGCTCTACTGTCGCTGATTTGACAGAGTGGGACGAGGAAACAACTGGTTCCGACTTTGAGGAAGGATACACACTAAGAGGTCTCTTCGGAGGCGACGGTGTGAACTTCACAAAGTACGGTTCAACTGGAGACGCTTCTCTTCTTACAATGTCTGGCTTGGGTTGGGAAATCCAAGCAGCCGCTCCTACTTCCGTAACCGCAGGTACTATCTATGATCAGGTAACTTTGTTAGCTGAAGCCCTAGATAATAACGAGGTTGAGGCAGAAGGACGACAGTTCACTGTAACCCCAGCTGTTATTACACAGCTTCGTCAGTCATCTGAACTTCAACCTACTGGCATTGCCGAGATTTTCTCTGGTACCGTTCTAAACGGCAGAGTAATGAGAGTTGGAGCATTTGATGTTCACAGTGCAGCGGGTGCGAGAGTATCCACTAGAGCACAACACTCTACTTCTTCAACTACAGGACCTTCAGCCGACCTTGTTCTAAGTCAACCTACTGGTTACCAGCTTGCTGCTAACCACACTGGATTTATGACTTTTGCTGACAAGTGGTCTGAAAGCCGAGTTGTAGACGCAGAGAACCAGTTTGCCAAGAAGTATCAGGGTCTATTCCTCTTCGGAGCGAAAGTACCAAGATACCGAAGGAAATACGGTGCAATTCTTTACGCTTCTCTTTAGAAGTTAATGGGGGAGGTTTCTTGAGCCTCCCCTAAGAATTAGATTTTATATAATGATTTATCTTAAAAGACTTTTTTATAAAATAATCGGAAGAACCCCAGAAGATATGGAGATGGTTCAGTATTGGAAGCGAGAGGCTTTTTGTTCGGCTAAAATAACAACAGACAAGAGTGGAAGTATCATAATGCAATTAGAAGGAGAAAAGTACACATTCCCTACCTATCCAAGGTCTTATTTATTATATGGCTCTTTATCTAAAATTAAGCACGAGATTAAAAATCAGGTTTTCAATGAAAGCTGGAGAAAGCTAGAAGAAGGCGAGGATAAGGAAAAAATAATCAAGGATATAAAAGACACTTTATTCAACAACATAGCGGAGTTAGCGTGGAATATGAGGTTTGATATGCTACCGCCTGAGAGTATGTGTCCTTCTGTAAAAGAGATACATAGAGCTTGGACCAAGATAACCAACAACCCAGACCACTTAATGCTTAGGGATTATCTTTGTCTTATCCTTCAAGAAGATGACGGCTATAGATTTAGAGTTCAGTGGTTAGCTCAGTTTAGGTGGTTCTTTTCAATCAGGTGGTTTTCTAAATCCCTAGATATGTTAGAACACGCAGAGGTTACAGAAGATATGAAAGGCAGGATAAGACTTCTAAAGAGGATACTTCTTCTAGTATTAGAGGATAAGAATGCTCGTGAGCTATTTAATAAGTTATTTAAGGAAATAAACTGGAAAAAGGTCAAGCTAACTAAAGGGGATAAATACCACTTCCGAGGTAAATACTTTAAGGTAGATTATCCTGTACTAGAATACTAATGGCTACCTACTTAATATCTTCTTTTAGAGGTGGGATAAGCGATGAAGCAGACAAGGGTGTTCAGGGTTCTTTTAAGTACGGACACGGATTAGATATTCATTCAAGAGATGATGTCTTAAAATGTGCCTCTTCTGTTGTTGACATAGACTCAACTTCTGGGCTTATCCAGTTCTTTGTTTCCGCAAGGGACGGTTCAACCTATGGCTTTTGTGATAATGGTTCTGTTTATGCTATCGCAGGACACCCGCAAGACCCTGAACTTACCTTTGTTTATAATGATGAAAATGGAAAGATAAGAGGATCTATGGAGTGGGAACTTTCAGACGGAAACAGCTATTTGTATTGGGCTACTGGTACTTCGGTTGCTAGAGCTTTGATGAATGGTTCCTTAGATACTCCTTGGGCTTCAGGAGTAGCTACACAAGACCACAAAACAACTCTTGACCTAGCTGATTGGCATACAATGAAAAACTCCTCAGGATCCGCTATGATCGCCAACTTAAACTTCTTAGCTTCTATAGACTTCGCTGGAAACTTTACTCCTTCGGCTTTGAATGTTCGCCCAGGACACTTAATCAAAACCATAGAGGAGAGAGATGACTACACGATCTTAGGCTCTGAGAGAGTAGATAACTCCGAACAGGGGCATATCTGGTCTTGGATACCAATTGCTACTAATTATGTAGAAAAGAAGCGTATCCCTATAAAGGGCGTAAACTCTCTTATAACAGCCGAACTTCCTCTTTTGCAGGGTGGAAGTGATGGTGAGCTTTTCCTCGCTGATTTCGTCAATTCTACGCCATTAGCGAGCATTCCTGGAGGAGGAAAGACTTTACCAGGCGGAGTAGCTATTGAAAACGACTTAGCTCTGTTTGGGATTTTCGGAGGAACCTATCCAGGCATTTGGAGTTATGGAAGAAGAGGATTAAATCGTCCACAGGCTCTTAATTATCAATACCGACTAACTGATACAGTAGCAGGAAGCTCAGTGTCTACTATCGGGGCGGTGGCAGTGGCTAACGGACAGACGCTTATCTCTTGGGGAACAACTGAGTCAGACTCTTCCAGATATGGAGTTAGTTGTGTATCCTCTACAACTTTAGCGAGTGCCGTTTATGAAGGACTTGAGTTTGACCAACAAAGACCGGAACTTCAAAAAACATTTAATACAGTAAAGTTAATTATGGCTCCCCTTATTTCGGGTTGTTCGGTTTCCGTGAAATATAGAATGAATAAAGCCTCAACAGGTGGAGAAGCAGGTGAGGGGTTTAAGTATGCTTTCTTGGCTGATAACGGAACTACTTACGCAATATCAGGGGAAACAGAGGCTATCTTTAACATCAAAGATAAGGCTAATGTTTACGAGGTCGGATTGGAATTAAATCCGTCAGGTTCAGATACTCCTGAAATCTTGGCTATTGCTACTTATATCGCTGACGAAGTAAATGCTTATGGCTAAAGATGTCTTCAGAAACAGAACAAAAGAATATCCAGTTCATCAGTTTAATGGACAACCTTCGGTTAAAACTCGTCCTATAGTTCAGGCAAATATAGGTATTGGTACGAGAAAGATGACAGTGGCAACAACTGATGATATTCAGAAAGCCTTAGACTCTTTAGAAGAAGCAGGTGGCGGAACTTTAGAACTTCAATCAGGAACTTATCTACCCTCTAGTGATATCTATATCCCTAACTCAACGAGAATTTTAGGAGCTAATAGAGATATCACTCTATTAAAGATGAATGGCTTTCAGTTCATAGCCAAAGGAATAAATATATATACAGACGGGACAATCTCTTCTGTAGGAGGCGGTGGCGTGGTAGTAACAGGATCAAGCACCTCTTGGTTAGCTAACGCAGACGACACCAAGCATATCTTTATAGACAATAGGTGGTATAAAATCGCCGCCGTAACAGGGAATACTACTATAATCTTAGCTGAACCATATAAAGACGCTGCGACTTTCTCAGGAAATTATAGAATAGCCAATATATCTAAAGATATAATCTTAGACAGTCTAACTATTAAAGACTCAACAACCACGGCTTTAGTAGCTCAGGATATAAGTTCTTTTAGAATGGATAACGTCTTATTCCTTTCTAATAACAAAGGTTTTACTATTACTAACTATTCTTTTGCTACCGCTCAGACTGTTACTATTGCAAACTCAACTTCTAATGGATACGAGATAACTAACGGACAGTTCTTTAATGGATTTGAGTTTGGTGCATTTTCAAATGGAGGACACGGTGGAGTATTAAACACAGCTATTCGGGGTGGTTATTCTTTGTGTGCCCACAGTGGAAACACTGGGGACGGAATAAATATGACAGATGTAGACTTCTATGACTTCAAAATAGCTCTTATAGGAAACGGCGGGCAGGGTATGGAAATGGTATCAGGGTGTGATAAGAACTTATTAGATGTCCAAGCTATCGGGAATGTATCAGACGGAGTTAAACTAACCGCAACCAGCGACCAAAACCGAATAATGGGTATAACTCAAGGAAATGGAGGATATGGAGTGAATATCGCCGCCTCAACAGATGATGATAACGTCATCTTAGCACCTATAGGTGGAGGAAACTCAAGCGGAGATGTGAATGACAGCGGAACGGGAACAATTAGAATACAGGAGACCGATACTTCATCTTTTCCAACTAACATTTTCTTCGGAGACGGTTCAGACGGAAATGTAACTATCTCCAGTAACACTACCCTTACAAGGGATATGTATTACAATAATCTTACGATTGCTGATACTTTTACTTTGAATACTGCTAACTTTGATGTCTATGTAATGGGTACCCTTACTCAACAAGGAACGGGAAAATTAGCTAATAACGGTGGTGCAGGAGGAAATGGAGGTAATGCGTCTGGTGCTACTGGTGGTTCTGCGGGTACGGCTGGTTCAGCGGTAGCAGTTGGTACTTCTCCAGCTGGTCAAGATGGCGTAGTTGGTCAGGCAGGCGTTACTCAACCTGCTAATAATGACGGAAGTAATGGTGTGAATGGCACCAACGGCTCAGCGGTCACTAACGCTCTAGGTTCTACTGGGAAGACTGCTAGTGCTAGTGGTGGCGGTGGCTCAGGTTCACAGGGTTCAGGTGGCTCAGCTGGTACTAACGGAACGGGTGGTGCGGTTACTGGTTCAAAGGCTTCTTTAAGAGACCCTATCACTGCTTCAGTTATGAGTGTTCTTGTTTCAGGTACAATGACAGCATTTTCAAACAATGGTCAAAACGGTGGAACTGGAAGCGGTGCAGGAGGCGGAGGAAATACAGCAGTCGGTAAATCAGGTGGCGGAGGTGGTGGAAGCGGCGGAGGAGGTGCAGAGGCTGGCTTTATGGCGGTGTTTGCTAAGAATATCGTTACCGTAGGGACTAACACTTTTTTCCAAGCAAAAGGCGGAGCAGGAGGTAACGGCGGAAATGGTGGCGACGGTCAGACTGGCGGAAACACTGGCGGAGGTGGAGGTGGTGCAGGAGGAACAGGTGGAAATGGAGGTATTATCTGTATAGTTTACAAAACATTAACAGGCACAATGAATACTGATATAACAGCAGGCTCAGTAGGAACAGGTGGGACAGGGGGGAATGGTCAAGGCACTGGTACTAACGGTTCTAATGGTTCAAACGGTACAACTGGGTTTTCTGGTTCTGTATTTGAAATACAATTATAATATGTGGTATAATTATAAATATCCTAACTCATACCAAGAGCGGAACAAAAACAAAAAGGTATGAGAACAATTGGAGAAATAAAAACTGAGATTTTAGTGAGAGCAGGGGCTAATACCTCAGCAGGTTTTTATTCAGATACTATTTTAGATAACTGGATTGATGACGCTCATAAATGGGTAGCAGGAAGAAAGAAGTGGCCAGCAACCGAAGGCAGAAGTTCAACAACCTTTGCCTCTTTATCTACTAACAAAGATAGTTATTTACAAGGACAATATCCCGAAGGGTGGAAGCCAGACTCTATTCGTAGACTTTCTATTGACGGAAAGAAAGTAGAGAAGAAAGATTTTTATAAATTTGCCGAGTACCTAGAAGATAACTCTTCAGCTCAGGATAGGATTTTCACAGACAGATTTAGATATTATTATGTAAACCCTAATATAGATGTTAGTGGTTCTGTTGTAGTTTGGGGACAATATACCCCAGCTACCTTAGACGCTACCGATACAGACGCAACTACGGTATTTTCAGACGGACTAGAGGACTTAAACGAAGCTATTGTGGAGAAGTCTTTAAGCTATGCAAGTAAAAGAGAAAAGGATAAGAACGGCTCTCAGTTGCACGAACAAAACGCTCTAGCTATCATCAAAGAAGCGTGGGACGACATAACTAACGAACAATTCCAGTATCAGGAAATAGGCGGAGATGGAATGTTTGAAAGGTTTGATGTAGTTGAGGGAGGATTTAGGGACGATATAATTAAGAGGGATAGATTTTAGTATGCCATATCAAACACTAGAAGAAGCACAAAACGCATTTGCAGAGATTTCTACCAAAGCTAAAGCAGGGGGATTGGCTAATTTTCCTAAAACTTTTGAGGAAGCGGTGCCTAATTTCACACCAGGTGAGACTTTTGCTAATTTACTTGACCCATTTGACCAAGCCTCTAGGCAAAAGTTCCAGGGCGAGATAGGAAGATTAACTTCTAATCCTGCTAAAAGAGATATTGGCGGTGATTTAGTATCGGCTGTTAATAGAGGAGAGATAAGCCTAGAAGAGTTTAGACGAAGAGTTCAAGGTTCGCCTACATTTGACCCTACTACTGGTCCCCAAATAGACACAGGACAAGGAAAACAAAGTTTATCAGAAGATGAAAGAAAACAATTGGAGTCAGGAACACCGATTAACAAGATTGTTGATAAAAAACAGGGCGTAGAGCAACAAGCTCCACAAGCACCGCCTACCGCTCCAGTTTCATCTCAGTCAACTCCAGCTCCACAACCTCAGCAGGTTACTGTTCAATCAGGAGATACTTTAGGAGAGATAGCCAGACGACTAGGAGTTCCTACTTCCGCTATATCAGGTTTTCGCTCAGGAGACCCTAACTTAATCTTTCCAGGCGAAGTGTTATCAGTTAATGCTCAAAATACTCCAGCTACTTCTGATGTTGCCGATATAGCTTCTCAGGCTTCTAATATAAAATCACAACTAGATAAGTTAATGGAAACTGAGGGCTTTGAGGTAACTCCTCAAGGTACTGTTCAAAGAGCTAATGAATATCTCGCTACTGTAAACAATAAAGTAGAGGGGGGTGTTTCTAGTGTTTCAGGAGAAGATTTTGAGGATAATCCAATGAAAGCCTTTGAGAATATGTACTCAGAGATTTTAGAAAAGTCAGGTTTCGGAAGCCTACAAACTCAGATAACTTCTTCTTTAGAGGAGATTAAAAAGATAGACGATAAGTTAGCCGAAGAGATTGAGGATATAAATGAAAACCCTTGGTTAAGCGAAGCATTAAGAAGTAAAAAAATAGGTCTAGCTCAGGATAAAGCCGATAATAAGAAAGCTCCCCTAGCTAACACCTTAACTCTTCAGCAAACCCTACAAGACAGAGCCAGAGAAGAGGCTAAGTATCTTTCTAATACCGCTCTAAACATTTTCCAAACAGAGAGAGCCTTTCAACAGAGTCAGTTAGAGTTTTTAACCGAGAGAGCGGAGAACTTGGCAAAAATGGACACTCAAGTAGTTTCCGCTAATGGAAGAAGCTTATTGATTGATAAAAACACTGGTGAAACAATCAAAGACTTAGGAACAGCGGGTACTACTGGAGGAGTTAGACCAGCAACAGCGGCTCAACAGGCACTAGCGACTTATGCCGTTAGGTTAGAGCAGGCACTACCAACAATAGATAATGTTGCTCAGGATATAGCGGATATGAGTTTCTTCACCTTTGAGGCTCAACAAAAACTTCCTTCATCGTTTCAGTCTGATAGTTTTCAATTATTTGACCAAGCCGCTAGAAACTTTATTAACGCAACATTAAGAAGAGAGTCTGGTGCTGCTATCGCTCCTTCTGAGTTTGATAATGCCTACAAACAATATCTACCAAGAGCAGGAGATACTGCCGATACTTTAGCAGAGAAGAAGAAAAATAGAGATTTAGTCTTTGCTTCTTTCAGGTCTAGTTCTGGCAGTGCTTTCCAGTCAGTAGAAGAATTACTCGGTGGCGGAAATAGCAGTGGAGCAAGTCAAGAAGGCGTGCAAGAAGATGTGTATGTAACTTCTGATGGAATAGAGTGGGTAAAGGGCGAAGATGGACTTTATTATGATAGGTAAAATATGGCAGGATTAACACTAGAACAACTACAAAAAAAAGGTGCGGTTAAAAAAGGCGAAGGAGTTTCTTTAGAAAGTCTACAAACCCCTCAACCGACAGAAGACCGTTCTTTTGGAGAAAGATTTTCAGAAGATATACAGAAAAGAGGAGCTACTTTTTCAGAAGGTGCAGAAAGAGAGTCTTTAGGACAACAAACAAGAGGAGAAACAGTATTACAAGCAGTTGGACAGGGTTCTGGTTTAGTTTTTGATTTTGGTGGAGAATTGCTTTCTTCTGCTATTAAACTTATTCCTGACTTTATCAAAGACCCACTGAAAGAAAAAGGTAAGGAGATATTAGATACTCCTATAGGACAGGCTGGTATAAATGCCATTTCTAAAGGTGTAGGTGTTTATGAAGAGTGGAAATCAGGAAACCCTAGAGCGGCGGCAAACCTAGAGTCTGCTGTTAATATAGGGCTTCTTCTTCCAGGAGCTAAAGGAGGTCAAGTTGCTGGTGAGGCTGGATTAAAAGCTACAGGGAAAGTAGCTGGAAAGGTTGCTACGTCTGCGGAGAAAAGATTATCTAAACAATTAGTAGACGAAGCCTTAGATGTTATTAAGCCTCAACTTACTAAACTAGAAAAACAACAAGCCTTAGAGGCTGGAAGAGGAACTGTTTCTTCTAAAATTCTTCCGAGGAAGTTTGAAAAAGTTTCTTTACTACCAAGTAAGCAGGAATTAAAAATAGCAGAAGAGTTAAAAGGAGTTGTTAAGAAGTCTAAAAATCCGATAGATAACATCTCAGCTATAGACCAAGAAATAGGAAAACTAGCCAGATTAACTGAAACGGGATTAGTAAATAATAATACTATATTTAACAAAAACCATTTAAAGGCTTTTTTGAATAAAACCAAAGAAGAAAGTAGGGTTGTTTTTGGAACAGATAAGGCTCTTCAAAATTCTTATGACGCAGTTATTGATGAGATGATTAAACAAAGCACTAAAACCAAAGGAAATCTAGGTGGTTTATTAGAAGCCAGGAAAAACTTTGACAACGTTATAAATCAAAAATTCCCCAAGTTATTAAGTAGTCCAGTGGGAGATGTAACTAAGAAAAACGCTGTTTTAGATGTCAGAAGAGCTGTTAATGAATTTATTGAAAGTAAACTTCCTGAAGGAAATCAGTTTAAGGAATTACTTAAAAAACAAACCTTGATGTATCAAGGAAGAAAGAACATAGCTAAAAAGACAGCTAGTTTAGTAGACTCCTCTATCACCAAAAGGGCTATGAGTGCTTTAAGACAAAACCCTTTGGTGGGAGGGATTACTGGAGGGATTTTAACTTTCGCCGCTTTAACAGGTCTTCTTTCTAATCCTCTTGTCTTAGGAACATTGGTATTAGGAGGTTCTGTAAAATTCGGGAAATCAGTCATAACATCTAAAACCTTAAAGAGGATATTGATTGAAGCGGCTAATGCTATTGAAAACGGTTCTAAAAAATTAGGTAGCAAAGAAGGTGCTTCTGCTTTAAGGCAAATAGCGGATAAAATACAAGACGCCCCTATGGGGTTATCTATAAAAGATGTAAGCAAGGGAAAGTCTGCTGGGTTCGGTACAAAACTAAGTTCTACACCAAAACCTAAAACAAAACTAGGTTCTAAGCCTACCGACATTTCCTCCTCCATCTCCAAAGCCAAAGCCTCTGGTCAGTCTTTTGATGAGTGGGTGAAGGGGCAAGAAACTGTTTATCACGGGACAAAAGCAAAATTTGATGATTTTGATTTTTTGTTATTAGGTAAAGCCAGTGGAGAAACACCTGTCCACAATCTGAAAGGAGCTTGGTTTGTTGATAATAAATCGGTGGCTGGTGGATATGGGAAAAACATTAAAGAAAACATTATAGACACATCTAATTTTCATAAAGTAAACGCAGAAGGAAAAACACTCAACGATTTCAGAGACGAAATATGGGAAGCTAAAAAGTATGTTAGTGAGAATAAAAAAAGCGGATTGATTATAGAAAACTTAATAGACAACAAAGATTTCTCAAAATCAGACATAGGGAAACATATTTTTGTAGTTGATAAGTCTAAAATCAAAACCCGCTCCCAACTAAAAGCAGAGTGGGATAGGGTGGGAGTTAAAAAACCAGATACATCTATGGAGGGATTAGGTCAGAAAATATCAAGACTAGCTAAAGAAACTGGATCAAAAGAATTAAAAGAGATAGATAGCTTTTACAAAGCAGGAGGAGAGCTTCAGAACAGACCAGAGTATATAAGCACGCTGAGAGAGTTCGGAATTAAGTTATAAAGGTCGTAGAAATAAACCAAACTAATTTATGAAATCATTTTTTGAAGGAAAGAAGACTTATATAATGGGTCTTATAGCAGTAATCTGGGCAGTATATGGTTGGTCACAGGGACTAATCGAAGCTAATCAGGCTCAGGAGATTATTTGGGTAGGTATTACGACTCTAACGGTTAGAGCGGCAATAGCTAAATAAAAGAAAAACCCCGCCCTCAGACTACTTAACACTGCTGGGGGACGAGGTTCAAACTTGACAAAATTAGTTTGATTTAAAATTAACTATACCACAAAATATGGGAGAAGGTCAAGATTATGAAATAGACAAAAATGAATGCTGGAACTGGTTGGGGCGTCTAAATACGCATGGATATGCAATATATTCAGATGGGGAACTGCGAGAGTCAGCCCACCGCGTCTATTACCAAGCATATAAGGGGGAGCTAACTGAAGGACTAGAGATAGACCATCTCTGTGCAAATAAAAAATGCGTAAATCCAAGTCATTTAGAAGAAGTTACACATCAAATAAATAGTCAAAGGAGGAATTGGTGTAAGTTAGACGATGAACTTGTTTTAGAAATTAGGAGGCTAAGAAAAGAAGAAGGTTTAACCTACAGGAGCTTAGCAAATCATTTTAGTGTTGGAATAACAACCATACGAAGCGTGATTAAAGGGTTATCCTGGAGTAACATTAAATAACATACTATGAACAACTTGTCCACAGAATGATAAAGATTATCCACACAAAAGAATACGATTATAAGCAAGATGACTACTCTGGCAACATTTCAGAGTTTAAATGTAATCGTTGCGAATATCTAAGTTCTGGACTAACCGACATTACCAGTAAAGAAGAAATAAACCATCAATGCTAGATCTTATACAAGAACTTCCGCCTTTAGCTTATGTGCTTGTCTTGGCGATTGTTGCAGGACTATATATTTACGAGCTATTTGATAAGAGGAAGAGAAAAAGAGACCAAGATTTTCACAACTCAAGTAATGATTTTATTGAATTACTTAAAAACACTAAAGAAGAACTCCTCAGAGAGAATGCTGATTTAAGGTCTAAAATGGAAGTCTTAATTGAAAGAAACGAAACCCTAGAAAATAAATACAACTCTCTAGTAGAGATAGTTAAGGGAACAGATGAAACTACCAAAGTCTTTAGAACAAGTGCCTTAGAAGCGATTGAGTTATCTAAACAAACTCACGACTTATTAGTTGTTACTCATTCTTACGCTATTAAGATAGACCACAACGCCAAAAAGATAAGAGATAAGCTAGACGAGTTAGAAACAAGGTATCTCCACTTTAAAGAAGAAAATAAATAAGCTATAATTAAGGTATGACAAGGGAACAATTCATAAAAGAGTTTCAATCACCTTTAGAAAATGCAGTCTTAAGGAAATATCCTAACGGAAATGTTTTACAATGGTGGGCGGAAAACTCCAGACTTTACTCAGAAGCTTTTAATAAAGAGGGAGAGTTTAACAAATATCTCTATGGTCATAATGGGATAGATTTATATACTTTTGAGAATGACTTAGTTAGAGCCTCTCACGACGGACAGATAATCGTGGTGGAAGATGATAGGTTTCACCCTAACGGGAAGTTCGTAAGACTTCAATCAGTCATCTTTGAGGACACTAAGACTTATGTTATAACCTTTTACGGACACTTAAAGGATATTTATGTAAAACCTTTTCAGAATGTTAAGAAGGGAGAGCCACTCGGCACTCTTGGAAATACGGGTTTTATCATCTCAGGCGGTACTCGTTACTGGGGAGATGCACCAGCTAACAAAGGTAGTCATCTTCACTTCTCAGGTAAAGAACTAACAAAGATAGGCGAACCAGTCTTTAAAAACCCTATGGGTGATACTTTTGACCCTATGCAATTTATAACCAAAGGCTCAGATACTCCAGGCTATCAGATACTCCTTCAAAATATGGCTTCTCTTTTACGAAGTAATTTGAGAAGATTAGGTCTTTAACAACTTAGTACCTTGAATGCTGGAGAAAAAAGCTGAAGGCTGTACTTCGAAACGAAGTACCAGTGAGGTTCGCCTTATTCGGCTAAACTCCAGAAATAACCGCGAGACGATTATCTCACTCATCATCAACCCTGGTTAGTGAGCCACTACGTCTTAGCAGGGATAAGCCATACTCCCTATTGTGAACCAGCACTTAAATCTGGTGGGGTTGCGTTCCTTCCCCTCTTAACTCAAAGGGCATTGAGGAGGGGGAGGGCGTCCATGTTTATTATCATAGGGGTGTGATAATAAAGGTTTCTAGCTTTGAATTATTATCTCTAGCGTTCAGGGTACTAACAACATAGATTGATATAGTAATGGCGGTTACTATATCAGTCAAAACCTATACAAGTTCGGGTGCAAACCTATGCAGATAAGGGGGAGTCGTGCGGTTCTATTGCAAATCGTGTGGGTGTACCAAGAATTTCCACTGGAATAACACCTACATTACTTGGTTCGGTATCAGGTACAAGGTGTTCGTGTGCGATTGTCTGGTCGGTGAGGTCTTCTACAATGGGAGAGAAGATGAAGAAGAACCGAGAACGCGTCCGCTACTGTGGCGAGTGCTTCCTCCAACTCGGTAAAAGGGAGGACGGCGTTCGTCATAACAAGAAGGACTACCATCAGCGGTGTTTCACCGCCGTTCAGAGGAAGGAAGTGGTCATTCTACGGCTCTGTGGGAAGTCGTCAGGGTAAAACCAATCCCCTCAACCATTCCATCTACTGGTGGGACCGTCTATGAGGAGCTTGGGTAACTCCTCGGAGGGCTTACAACCCTCACAGCCAACGAACTAGCAACTCGTTGGTCGCTTGAAAAGGGAGGCTGAGTAGAATACCGAAAAGCCTCCCTGAATACTTATTAACAGGTCTACCTAAAAATCGTGATATAATAATTAAGAGGGGTAATCAACCTTTAAGTCCTTTAACTAGTAGTGCGGATTGGTTAATATAACAATATTTTTACCCCTCTAATAAAATTATGAAAACAGATATTCCCTCGTGGTTAATATGTTTAATAATAATAGCGTTTATATTCGCTCTAATAGTGTATTTAGTTCCTTATAGGATAAATATACAGAATGAACCCGAAAATCGCCTAGAGAGCCAATTAGAGGGTATTCTGGCGACTTTACCACTACCCCTACTAAGAGTTGCATTCTGTGAAAGCTCTTTTAACTTAGAAGCGGTAAATATAAATAATAATGGGTCTAGGGATTTTGGAATTTTGCAAGTTAATAGTATCCATAAACCTCAAGCCGAAAAACTAGGAATAGATATTGAAACCCCTGAAGGAAGTATAGAGTTTGCTCTTATCCTTTATGAGGAACA